TGCATATTTTGGTGCTGGTGTTGGTGGAACAATCATTGGTTTTGGTGCATCAAATGTTGCAATCACTGATGACTTGTATCGTGGAATTGAAGATGCAATGTCAGACACTATAAATGACAGAATCAATTCATGGAAGGAATCAACACATGATTCACGTTTTGAACGTGGATGTGCAAGGATTGACATTGGAACAAGATGGTCATTGAATGATGTCATTGGAAGAAATATTCAGTCAAATTCATATGAAAAGACCATCATGGTCAAAGCACTTGATGACAATGACCAAACATTTTGTGATGCAGTCATGACCACTGATGAATATCTGGACAAAAGAAAGAAGACTGCAAATGAAATCTGGTGTGCAGAATACCAACAAGAACCAGTTGACATTGCTGGAAGGACATTCACTGACATCAGAAGCATTGAAAAAGATGAATTTGATGCTATAAAAGACCAGATTGAAGGTTGCATCGGATATGTTGATGTTGCAGATGCTGGAATTGATTACACTGCACTTGCAATTTGTGCAATCATCAAGAATGATTTGTACATTGTTGACTATGTTTTTTCACGTGAAAACACTGATTTGACCATTCCATTGATTGCAGACAAATTGAATCAATGGAAGGTCAACTATTGTCGTGTTGAATCAAACAATGTTGGTGCAATGTTTGGAAGAAATCTGCAAAAAGAAACCAAAACAAGAATTCTTCTGGTTCACAATTCAGTGAACAAAATGACCAGAATCATGATGCAATCTGCATTCATTCAAAATCGTTTTATTTTCGTGAAAACTGGTGACCAAAATCAAGAACTTTTCATTCAAAATCTTCTTTCATTTACCAAAGAAGGAAGGAATAAAAATGATGATGCACCAGATTGTTGTGCTGGTCTTTCAATATTTGTTCAATCAATGTTCAAAAATCTTCACTAACTTTGTAAAATATCAAAAGAAAAAATTATGAATCTGAACTTTTTTGATGCGTTTTTCGGTTTTAATAACAATGCAGACAATCGAATCATTGACAATATGAATCGAATCTTTCCATTTGTAAACCAAATTTGGGGTGTGAAAGAAGCAGTCTGGATTGACACAAATGACTGGTGGAAGTTGTATCTGGAAATTCCAGAACTTCGAATGGTCATTGACAGACGTGCATCAATGATGTCTTCAAATAAACCACTTCTTGTTGATGAAGAAGGAAATGAAGTGACAAATCACTGGTTCAATGATGTACTAAACAAACCAAATCCAGTTCAATCATGGTCTGATTTAGTTTATTCTTTGTCAGTTCAAGATGCATTGTATTCAAATTCGTTTATATATGCACCAGTCAGGTCATTTGACATCAGAAATCTATTCGTTCCACTACCTTCAAACAAGATTCAAATCAATCTTTCTGGAAAGAAATTGAAACAAATGGAACAAGATGGTCTGATTGATTCATTCGTGTTCCAATACGATGACAAAAACACTGAAAAAATTGAATTTTCTGACTTGATTTATCTGATGACAAATGATGGAATGAACATTGTGAAACCAGTTTCAAGAATGGAATCACTGAAATTTCCTTTGTCAAATATCAAAGCATCCTATCACAAAAGAAATGTTCTTCTTGAAAATATTGGTGCAATTGGTATTTTGTCAACACAAAACAATGACATGGGGGGTGCAATTCCAATGACACCAGAAGAAAAGAAAACCATTCAAAAAGACTGGTTCAGAAGACAAAAAGATGAATTGATAATCACTGAAAGTCAAGTTGACTGGAAACCAATGTCATTTCCAACAAAGGATTTGATGTTGTTTGAAGAATTGACGGCTGACAAAATTGCAATCATTGACACTTTTGGAATGTCATTGAACATATTTTCAACTGAAAAGGGTGCAACATTCACCAATGTCAGGGATTCAATCAGAATGACATATCAAGACACAATCATTCCAGAAACGCAACAAATGTACGATGCAATTGGTCAACAATGTGGTTTGAATAACGATGGATTGAAACTAATTGCACAATTTGACCATCTTCCAGTGATGCAAGATGATGGAATTGCAGTTGCAACAACCATGAAATTGAAAGCAGAAACACTTGAAAAATTGAATGGTCTTGGAATTGACATGACATCTGATGAAATGAAAGCACTTCTTGGATTATAAAAAATCACTAACTTTGTAAACATGAAACAAAATCAACTTTATTCAACAAAAGAAGCATTCGAAGTCAAAGACATGGATGCATCAAAACGTGAAGTTGCAATCTATTTGTCAAAATTTGACATTCTTGATGCAGATGCTGACATTATCAGAAGGGGTGCATTCAGCAAATCCATTCAAGAACATGGTGTGAATTCAACATCAAACAGAAAGATTGCATTCCTTCGTCACCATGACTGGACAAAACAAATCGGAAAGTTCAATCAACTTGGTGAAGATGAAATTGGTCTTTTTGCAGTTGCACAACTTGGAACTTCATCAATTGGTGAAGATGCATGGAAAGACTATGAAGAAGGAATCATTCGTGAACATTCCATCGGATTCAAATACATTGCAGACAAAATGAAATGGATTGAAGACAAAACACTTCCATCTGGTGGTTTTTATGACATCAAAGAAGTGATGTTGTGGGAAGGTTCAGCAGTCACATTTGGTGCAAATGAATTCACCAATGTTGTTCAGGTCATGAAGTCAGAAGAAAAGATTGATTTTGCAAAGAAATTATCATCAGAAATTGACCTTCTGGTGAAGTCATTGGTCAATGGAAAAGGAACTGATGAAAGATTGTTTGAAATTGAAATGAAAATAAAATATTTGAACCAGCAACTGGTGTCACTTGCAGAATCTGAACCGATGGTGAAAAGTCATTCAGAAAACATCAAGTCAGAACAACCAGAATTTGATTGGTCATTTGTCGTGAATAGTTTAAAATAGTATTAATTAACACAAAACATCCAAAAATGGAAAATTTAACACCAGAACAAGTTGTCGAAAAATTGAACAACTTGATTCAAGAAAAAATGACTTCGATGGTAACATCAGAAGAAGTAACTGCATTGAAAAGTGATGTTGATGGATTGAAAAGTCTTGAAACAAAAAGTTCTGAAATCGAAAAAGCAATTGCAAAGATGGAAGGTAAACTTGAAGCAATGTCAGAAAAAGCATTCAAAAATGTAGGGAAACCACTTGGTTTTGCTGAACAAATTGTCAAGTCAATTGAATTGAATCTTGAAGGTTTGAAAGCTGGAAAGAATGTTGACCTTGAAGTGAAATCAGATACAACAATTGCTGGTAGTTACACTGGAACACGTGCATTGTCTGAACTTGACACTGATGTGAACCGCATTGCAAGACAAGTGAATTTATTGCAATTTGCAGTGAATCGTGGAACAACGAATTCAATGTATGTAACTTATATTCAACAAACTGAACAACCACAATCTGCATGGACTGGTGAAGCAGTTGAAAAGACTGAATATGAAGCTAGATATGCTGAAATTTCCAAACAAGTGAAAAAAGTTGCTGGAACAGTGAAGATTTCAAAAGAAATGTTGTCTGATTTATCATTCATTCAGAATGAAATAAACACTGACTTGGTTCAAGGTGTTCTTTCTGCAATGGACAATTCAATTTTGAATGGTGCTGGTGGAACTGACTTGGAAGGAATTCTTTCTTTTGCACCAACATTTTCTGCTGGAACTTTTGCTGGAACAATTCCACAAGCAAACATTCTTGACGTTATTCGTGTTGCAATGTCGCAAATTGAAAGTGCAAAGTTTGTTCCTTCACACGTTGTGTTGAATCCAGTTGATGTTGCAAGAATGCAATTGACAAAAACAAACACTGGTGAATACACAACACCTTTTTGGTATCCATCAGTAAATGGTGAAATGCGAGTTGCAAATCTGATTGTTGTTTCAACAACTTACATGACTGCTGGAAATTTCCTTGTTGGTGACATGACCAAATCAAATTTGCGTATTCGTGAAAACGTGAACATTCAAGTTGGATATGTGAATGATGACTTCCAAAGAAACATGGTGACAATCCTTGCAGAAGCAAGAGCAGTTCACTATGTGAAATTGAATGATGTCAATGCATTTGTCAAAGGAACAATTGCAACTGCAATCAGTGCAATAAATGATTAATCATTTTGAAAAGAAATAAAAAAGCATCAAATGGAAACGCCAAAAAGACCAAAAAGACAGAAGAAACCGATTGACATTCACATTGACACCAAAAATGTTGATGTGGACATCCAGCGTGATTCAAAAGGAAATGTCAAAATTGATGTTGACACAAAGAAAGTTGATATTCACTTCAAAAAAGAAGAAGGAATTCGCACTTTGGACATTGAAATTGATGATTCGAAAGAATACGAATTTGAATCTTCTGGAAGTACACATATGCCAAAGGGAACAATTTGGAAGATTTCTGGTGAATTACTGAAAATCTTTTTGCAAAAAGGACTTGGAAAACTTATAAAATAAAGAAAGATGTTTTTAACACCACAAGATTTCACTGGAAAGTATGAATTGCACACTGGTCTATATGACCAAAGCAAGTTGTTTGCATACATTGAAAAGTATGAAAAAAGATATTTGATTGAATTATTTGGTGCAACACTTTATGATGATTTTGTTTCAGACCTTGAAGCAAATGAACCAGAATCACCAAACTTCAAGAAGGTGTTTTTTGACTTTCATGAAAATGTCAGCATTCATCAACTTTTGATTTCAGAAGGAATTCTTGAAATGTTAAAAGGATTTATTTATTTTGAGTATTCCAAAGACCAGATGAACCAGCAAACACCATTTGGAAATGTTTCACAATTGTCTGAAAATTCAAAGAAGGTGACAACACTAAATTCAATGATGTTCACACGTTACAATGAAGCAGTGAAGTCTTATGGTTCAATTCGTGCATACATAATACTGAATTCTTCTTTGAAAATTGGTCAAATCATTAATCTTGCACAACAATCATCTGGTTCAGGATATTTGACTGTAAACAATGTGCAGTTGAATGAAGTTGGACAAACATCAAGCATGACCTTGAATCAAATTGGTTCAGGTTATGTTGATGCATTTGGTTGTCCAACAATTGGTGGAAATGGAATTGGTTTGACAGTTGACATCATTCAAGATGGTTCTGGTGGTGTTCAGTCATTCACAATTGCAAATTCTGGTTCAGGATATGCAGTGGATGACATCATCACAATTGCAGTTGGAAATGGTGACGCAACATTGATAATCACTGATGTGATAAATTCATCAATTGGTGCTGGTGCATCAGTTGACATCACTGCAAATGGAATTGATGGTTGTGGAAATGTCAGTCTTGCAACTGCTGGAACTGGATATGTGGATGAAGAAGATGTTCAAGTGACTGGTGGAACTGGTTCTGGACTTCTTGTTGACATCACTGTCAATGGTTCTGGTGGTGTTCAATCAATCATTGTCAAAGAAACTGGTCAAGCATATTCAATTGGTGACACAATCACAATTGCAAGTGGAAATGCAGATGCAACTTTTGACATTGTGACATTGACTGATGGACAAATCACATCAATTTCATTGAATGAAATCGGTTTTGACTATGTAAATGGTCAACAATTTGTCGTAAAAGGTGGTGACAATAACTGTCTAATTACACTGGTGAAAGTTGGAATCGGTGACTTTCGAAAATACAATGGACTTCACAAATCAACTGCATATTGGATATGAAACAAGACCTTTCAAATATAATTCACCAGATTGTTCTGGACATTGACAACACCATTGAAGGAACTTTTGATGATGTGTTGAATCGAACCAATGTCTGCAAAACGAAATGGATTCGAAAAGGAAAGAAAGTGACTGATTCAGATGGAAATGAATATGTGGTTGCAGATTTTGTCACTGATGAATGGATTGTTGCAGTTCCAGTTAATGTTTCTGCACCACCACTTGAAGGAATCATCACAATTGGTGTGCCTTATTTCATTACTGGAACACCAATTTCTGCAAATCGTGAATGGACAATTGTCACAAATGATGTCACTGCCAAAACACCGATTGTTTGGTATTTGGATTTTATCAGATTCAAGGAATTTGGAAGGGAATCAACAATTGAATTTGAATCAGACCTTCGAATCTTTTTTCTTGATGAAACTGATGTCCGAAATTATTACACACAAGACCATCGTGACAATGTGGTCAAACCAATGACTGAACTGGTGCATGGTTTTATTGATTCAGTTGAAAGAAATCGTGTTTTCAAGCGTATTGAAGACTTCGAAATTTTAACTTTTTCAAGATTTGGTGTTGAAAAAGAAAATGGAATGTTTCAAAGCATTCTTGATGCAGACCTTTCTGGTGTTGAATTACGCTTGATGTTGGTCAAATACAAAGAAAATTGCAAATGTTGATTCATCATGGTGGTGAATTAAAAAAATAACTTTTAAAACTTAGAAAATATGTCATTAGGATGTAATTGTGATTCAGGTTTGTCCAATACTGGAAGACCAAATTGTGTTCCGATTCAATCGGTAACATCAAAACTTATTCTTGTTCCTTTGAAAGCAAATGATGGAACATTAAATTCAATTGATTTGTCTTTACCAGTTCCAAACTGGTTGGATTTAGTAAATGAACTGGATGCATCCAAAAGATGGTTTCCACTTCCAGCATTCGAAAATGTTGAATTGCCAAAAGCAGACACAACATTTGAAGAAGCAAACAGTGGAAGAATGGTCTTCATTCGTCAAGGAAAGCGTTCTTTCGCTGGTGAATTGTGGTCGGAAGATTCTTCACCAACACTTTTGGGAAAATTACAAAACAACCGATGTGTTGATTTTGGTGTTTTTATTGTTGATGTGAATGGAAATCTTGTTGGTTCAAAAGTGAAT